AATTTCTTTGCAACAACAAATGCAGGTCCACTATCTAGTGGGTTTGGTATGAAGTCAAGAATAGTTGCAGAAGTCATGTGAAATACATAAGTTCCTTCTTCGTTATAGTACTCTGCTATTAAATCACCTTCACCATTTGAATTAGCCCAACTACCATTGTAAGAATCTGTGTAAGCAGAGGCATAGGCACTACCAATACCTAATGTATTTACTACATCTTTTTTCATTATTTTGTCAGCAAACTTAGGATATACTTTGGCTAGTGATTGTTTAGGTACTCTTCTTATAATTGCCATTTCTTTTGGTTGTTGGTCTGCACCAAAGTAACCAGGAAAACAGTTGTAAGGGTCACGAAGTTCTGCACAAGGATATGGT